GGCTGAATTGGCCGGTATCGGGGTCTACCTCGTACCGGTAATGCCTCAATGCTTCAAGTCCCTCATGGCAATTTTCCCTGTCGAAATAGCATGAACGGAATAGCGTCCTGGCCGCGTTGATGCTGTCAGCCACTGGCGTTCGCGGGATGATTCTTGTCTTGTAACCGGCTGCTCGGACGATTTCTTCGATGCTTCGTCCGTTGGCGGCAAGGGTTTTGTTTTCTGCGTCATGGGGCAACCATAGGGTGTCATATATATACCCAAAGGTCTGCATGGTGGCCAGATACTCGCTGATGGTCTTTTGACTGCCCTCAAGGTAGCGGATCAGGCGCGTTTCCATCCCGATAAATTGCAGGAACCAGATGGCCGTGGCGTCCGACCAACCCAGGTCAAATACCGCATGGACGGGTTTGGAGGCGTCGTAGGGCACTCGGGTGATCCGTCCCTCGAACTCGGCCATCTGCATCTCGCGGGCAAAGATAGCCCCGTCAACCGTCTGGCGGCACATGCCTTCCCACACTGTTCGGTAGGCCTCGGGGTCGCGGTGCTTCAGCGCATCCTTCTCTGCCTTCAACGTTTCGGGAAACCAGGGGTTGTCCTGCCAGTTAATCTTCTGAACAACAGCCCCCTCCGGTGGGCTGGCCACGAACCTTTGGTAAGTCTCGTCCGTCTCCAGCTCCGGGTTAAAGGTTATCCAGATCTCGCTGCCTTCCTTACGGATGGTCGGGATCAGGGTGTTCCAGCTCATGCGGCTGACGGTTTGCGCTTCCTCTACCCAACAGACGTCGACCCCCTCGTAGGACTTTACGTTGGCCACGTTGTTCTTCAGACCGACGAAATTGAACTCGCTGCCGTTTACCCCGCGGATCTGCGCCTGGGTGATTTCGTAGAAGGTCTCCAGCCCAAGGGATTGGATCTGGTCGCACAGCAGTTTGTGCACCGAGTCCTTGATGCTGGTCTGGAACTCGCGGGCGCACAGTACCCGCAGGGGCTTTTGTGCCGCCAGGATCAGGAGCGCTCGAGCCACTCCCCAAGACTTAGCCCCTCCGCGGCCACCGTACAGGACTTTATAGCGTGCGGGTTTGAATAGACATTGCAGCTTGACCGGGAACTCGGCCTTGGCAACGTTACTCATTGGGCTTTACAAAGGTTACCTGGATGCCCTGCAGCGGCTCACCGTTTGCCCCGGTCATCTCGTTTCTGACCGTCTCAGACCACCGCATTTGGGCCTTCGTCCACCAGATCAGGCTGGTCGTGTCTCCTGACACTGCCTTGTTGTAGAGGGTCTGCGCCACGGTGCTGTTGGCGATGGCCTTCCCTTTGTCCAGCTGCTCGCGGTAGTGCTTTCGCAGGGTCTTTTCGTCTATGCCGACCAACACCGCAATCTGCTCTTGAGGCAGGCCATATCCACTGGTGCTTTCGACCAGTTTCTTGGTTTTTTCAGTAGGTTGGTGCTCGTTCATTTTCTAGACGGGAAATGTGTCTAAATCTTACGCCGGTTCTGTTACATCCGTCAACAGCACAGCTTTCTTTCCGGTGAAGTCTTCCCATCGTTTGACGATGACGTCGCAATATTTTGGGTCTAGTTCCATCAGGCGGGCTGTGCGTCCTGTCTTTTCACAAGCAATAAGTGTCGTGCCGCTGCCACCAAAAGGTTCATAAACGACGCCCTTACTTTTTGTACATGCTTCAATGTAAGTTTGTGGAAGCTCTACAGGGAACATAGCTGGGTGTTGATTTTTACCCCTTTGGACGCCGCACTTCAAAACCGTGCCCAACTTGCCAAATTCGTGAACCACACTGCTTCGAGTTGCAAATTCTGAATTAGACCCACGAATGGTTGCTGATACGTTTTTGCCGCCGTGTTTGTTGGAAATGGTCCGGTTTATGTTTGGCGATTCAGATGAAAAAACGAAAATCCATTCGTGATTGATTGGAAACGGGGCAGTCATGTTCCCAATACTTCCACCTTCACCTGATCGGTCCCAAATGTTCCAGCTAACCAATTTGAAACCGGATTGTTTTGCCTCAACGATGTAATCGTCCCAGTATTGATTGATTTTGCCATCTTTCCGACTCATTCCTAAATTGACTGCAAATAAATCGCAAAAGCCAGATGCAGTCCGAATAAATGTAGCTAAATGCTGCGTTGATAGTTCTTTTCCACCATTATATTCGCGCTGGTCCGCATAAGGTGGTGAAGTAAAGCAAAAATCCACTTTCCCGCCATCCATCAGAAGATCAACCGCATCTATGCTAGTGCTATCCCCGCACATCAGGCGGTGCTTGCCCAACTGGTAAATGTCGCCGGGTTTTGTCTTTGGTTCTTCAGGGACAGGCGGTGCTTCGTCCTCGTCCGTCAGGCCTTCGGTGACCTCTATGGGCTTGAGCGCTTCTATCTCGTCCAGGCTGAAACCCGTCAGCTCTAGGTCAAATCCTAGTTCCTCCAGCTGGGCGAATTCTGCGGTCAGGGCGGCGTTGTCCCATCCTGCGTTGAGCGCCAGCTTGTTGTCGGCAATGATGTAGGCCTTGCGCTGGGCCTCGGTCAGGTCTTTTAGCTCAATGGTGGGCACTTCGGTGTACCCGAGCTTTCTTGCTGCTTGCAGGCGCCCGTGGCCAGCAATGATGCCGTTTGTCCCGTCCACCAGGATCGGGTTAGTCCAGCCAAATTCCTTGATGCTTGCCGCTATTTGGGCGACCTGTTCGTCGCTGTGAGTGCGGCTGTTATTGGCGTAAGGAATTAGTTCTGAGACCTTTTTGACGGTGATTTTCACTTCTTTTTCTTCTTTTCAGCTTCCCGCTTCACGCTGTATGCGATGGCCACCGCTTGCTTGGGCGGTTTGCCTGCTTTGATTTCTGTCTTGATGTTTTCTTTCAGGGCTTTTTCACTCTTGCTGTGCTTCAGGGGCATTTTCTTTCTCCATCTTTGTGAGTAAATGCTTACAGAATGCAATTGCGCCGTTAATCATGTTCGCTTGGTTTTCCAGCTGGCGAATCTGGTTCTCCAGGTTCTTCAGCTCGGCCTCTAGTTCTTCTTTGGTCATCAGCAGTTCCAGTTCTTCAGGGATGCTTTAGCGCGTTCTGCCGGGCCTTTGGAGTGCTTTACTACCCCTTCCATGCGGGCGCAGAAGGATTTTTTGCGGGCGGCGTCCTTCTCCGTCTTGGGGTTTGGGGCTGGCGGCTTCAGGTTGGCGTTGTTCTTGGCGTTGTATTCAGCCCGACCCTTGGCGGTCATGCCTGCACCCTTTTCTGTGGGGTTGTAGGTCTTGTCCTTGCCCGTGGTCTTGTGCGGGATGGGTTTGTCGTGCTTTTTCATTTCTTTTTCGCTGTTTTGGCAGCGGCCTTGAATGCTTCGGCGGTCGGGGCGCCCTTTGTTCCCGGCTTTCTCATCTTTTCCACAGGTTTTCCTTCTGCCTTTTCGCGCTCGATGCGCTCGCGTTTGGCATGGATGTTGGCGTAGAGTCCTGGTTTCATGGTTCAACGACCGCGCAGATGTCGGCCTCCTGGATGATTTGGTAATCCTGGCCATCAATCCGTTGGATGGGCCAGTTCAGATAGTCGCCGTTGCCGTACTTTATAAAGTCCCCCACCGCTACCTGGTCGACGTCAGGGCCGATGGCCATGATGGTGCCTTCGTTGAACGGCTCTTTGTTGTCCACGTAGATCAGGTCGCTGATCTGGCGGACTTGGGGTTTGACCACGATGCGGTCGCGCAGAGGTTTAAGCATTTTTCTTGGGCCTCCCAGGTTTGCGCGTTGGCTCGGGAGCCGTGACCTTCATCGGGCTAGGCGCCGGGATTGGGTCTGTAGGGCAGAACTCCCCGCACCACTCATTGCGGTGCCTTGCTTGGTACGTGGGGAAGCGTCGACACTGCCCGAGCTGGGTGTGGTCGACAAAGAATTTGCAGTCAATACAATGATATTCAGCCATTGTTGCCCTTTCAGCAATGGTTAGAACCCGTCACCTGTTCTCCCCAGGTTGACGGGTTCGCTTTATCCGCGGCTGTGTTCGTAGACGCACTTCTCGCCCATGTGACCCTTCATGTCACCCACACGACCGTCGTGCTTACCAACGTCACCACCGCGACCAGAACCATCCATCGACCCCATGCCCACGCCGCCGACGATCGGTTGGCGTTGCACCCGTAGTGCTCGGGACGCCTTTGGTGTCGACCTTCGAGGCGCCGACACGTTTTTCACCCGTCGAATCGCTCGATTTAGCGCCTTTCGGCAGCTTTTCCATACCGTAATAGCCCATTTTTCCATCCTTGCAAGGTTAGTGGAGACCTTATTTTGCCCCTATGTGTGGGGTTGTCAATATGGTATGGCAAACATCCATTCTCTTTCCTGCCGCCCCGATCTGCTGAGAACCGTCCGTCCTGTGGGGATGGCCAACCCCTCTTGCTCCAGTTCCTTCATCCGTTTGCCGACCTGGTGCGGGTCAAGACCAGTTCGTTTCGCCAGCTCACTGCACCCGCATGGGCCTTCTGTTAGACACTGGACGATGCGTTCTCGGTGTTTTTTGGCTAACTCTTTGGCGCTGTCTGCCGCCATGTGGCTGGTTATCGGGTCTGTGGATCTCGCTTTCGGTTCAAACATAGTCGCCTCTTAATTCGGTTAATGACTGAAATTGCTGCGGCAATGACAATAATCCAGATGGCCATGCAAATAAAAAACAGCACCCATTCGCGTGGCCCAAGCATCAGAAGTCCTCGTCTGGTGGGTATTCTTCCTTGGGTTTAGGGCTATTCAGGTACGCCCAACCCGTCCAACCCCCGTCTGCCAAGGGAATGACGTCCAGCTTGAGCATTGGGCCGTTCTTGGTCTCAATGACGGAGCCGAGCTTCTGGTAGCGGTTTTTGGTTGCGCCGGTCTGGTCTTTGTATTCGCCGGTCTTGGCGACGACTTCATAAACTGTTTTGCTCATATCAATGCTTTCAATTTGGTGATTTTTTCGTCAACCTCTGACAGAAATTTTATTACTTCCCTTTCTATTTCCTCAATCTTTTTATCGTCCCTGTTTACCCGAATGACGCACAGCTGCAGGTTATCTGGCATCCGTGGGTCAAAGCTCACGAAGTCGCACCACTTTCTGCCGGTGCAGGCCATCTGCCACTGCATTTGTCCGATGTAGTCGCTGTCTGGTGTTCTGCTCAGCAGGGTATCCATGTGGGTGGCGGTGTTGGGGCATTTGATCTCCACCAGCCCGTCCTGGCCCACAAGCCCGTCAGGGGATGCGCCGCTGTTAGGGATGACCGGATGGTCAACCAAGCCGGTTTCGTCGACCAAAACCCCGTTTCTGGCCTCGTATGCGGCTCTGGCGAATGGTTCCTGATCCGTGCCCCACTGCATTGCGGCGTTGGTGAAGCTTTCCGGTGCTTTTTGGGTCATGCGCTCCACGACCAGCTGGGCCAGGTAGTTGCGCCGTGCCGCGGTGGTCTTGCCTGCTAGGACGTCCTTGATTCGGCTGGCGGTGACCTTGCCAAGTCGGGCGGCAAACCATTCTTCTGTGCGTTGTTCTGTCATGTCCTGCTCCTATACTTTTCTAACTCTCTTTTGCCCATCTTGCTCAAGACCGCCTTCGCCACCGGCTTACCTGCATGGGTGACGGTGTTTCTGTTGCAGATCAGTTTGCGGCGAACCAATGACCAGTAAGTACACCAAGAACCGGGCCGGTCATTGAATAACCTAAACCCCCAGCCCTTCTCAAACATCATCAGCATTCTGGCTTGCTGCGTTGAAATCATGTTCTACCTTTGATGGACGTATAAAGAGGAACATCCTTGCGTCC